CGTGGCCTCGGAAATATTCTCAGATGCAGCAGATGAAGCGGAAGAAGGCTCAGAGGAAGCCTTGCTGTCAGAAGAACCACCGTTCTTGCAGCCTGTAAGAAGAAGCACTGACATTATAATAGCAGGTATAAGTCTTTTCATAATTATCTCCTTTGAAATTGATGTATACATTATATCACAGCCGATGTAAAAAATCAACTGTTCGTATGAACCGCAGGTTCTATCCCACTCTCATATATTGCCCCGAACCGGATTGGTGCAAATTGTTCAACTACACGTTCAATCACAGCTTGCGACTTGTCACAAAAGCCAAAACTTTAAAAGATCTTTTCAATATTCAATGGGTTTTCGTTGAAAAAAGGCCCTTTTTTGCCCCATAGTGAACGGCGGTTCCGTTCAGGACGAAAGGAGGTCATTATTATTCGGAAAAACGCAAACAAACAGCTGAGAGATGATTTCTGCTGCTATTACGCTCTTCTCGGGAACGCGGAGGAGGCTGCCGCAAAAGCCGGCTTCCCTGGAGAAAGCGCTCTGCGCGAGGGGATAGGGTGTCTGAGATCATCTGGCTGTCGGAAAAAGATAGCGGAGCTCAGGGAGCTCATGACTTCCGGCAGCGAGGTCTTAACAGGTCTGAAAAGGCTTGCATTCGGAAGCTGCAAGGATGCGGCAGTGCTCGCCTTTGCGGATGAGCTCCCGCCGCCGGAGGTCATAGGAAAGCTCGATCTGTTCAATGTCTCCGAGATAAAGAGAGTCAAGGGCGGCGGAGTTGAGGTAAAGCTCTTTGACAGGCTCAAAGCTCTCGAAAAGCTCTTCGAGCTGGAAAACACTTTCTCCGATCGCGACAAGGCTTCCGGACTTATGAACGCTCTCATGGCTGATGCGGAGGAGGGTGACGAAGCTGAGGATCAATAAGCTATCGTACAAACAGAGGCTCGCGGTAAAATGGTGGACTATGCCGAAATACCGCAGGCTCGACGCTTTGATATGCGACGGTGCAGTACGAAGCGGCAAGACCCTTTCCATGTCCCTCGGGTTCATGTTCTGGGCTTGCAGGAGCTTCAACGGATCATCCTTCGCGCTCTGCGGCAAGACGATAACCTCTCTCCGCAGAAATGTCGTGACGCCGCTTCTGCCTATGCTGAAGGATTACGGCTTCACCTGCATCGAAAAGGTCAGTGCGAATTATTTCGACGTCACCATTCTCGGCAGGACGAACCGCTTCTACATCTTCGGCGGCAAGGACGAAAGCTCCGCGGCTCTCATACAGGGCATGACGCTCACCGGGGTATTCTTTGATGAAGTCGCGCTCATGCCGCGTTCCTTCGTGGAACAGGCAATAGCGAGATGCTCCGTCGCCGGCTCGAAGCTGTGGTTCAACTGCAATCCCGACACTCCCGCTCACTGGTTCTACACCGAGTGGATAAAAAAGCACCGGGAGAAGCGGGCACTTTATCTTCATTTCACTATGGACGATAATCCCTCCCTTTTACCGGCACTGAAAAGCCGCTACAAAAGGCTCTATTCCGGTACATTCTACGAGAGATTCGTCCTCGGCAGGTGGACCGCATCCCACGGTGCGGTCTACCCGATGTTCGACAGGAGCAGGCACGTTTTCAGCGGAGATGTTGAATGTGAACGCTACGTTATATCTTGTGATTACGGCACGGTAAATCCGTCCTCATTTGGTCTGTGGGGGCTTCACGACGGCGTATGGCACCGCCTGAGGGAGTATTACTATTCCTCGAAAAAAGAGGGAGCTCAGCGCACGGACGAGGAACATTATTCGGCTCTGGAGGAGCTTGCAGGCGGCAGAGAGATATCCAAGGTGATAGTAGATCCTTCTGCGGCGAGCTTTATCGAGTGTATCCGCAGACACGCGAAATTCAGAGTTGTAAAAGCGGATAACGATGTCGTGACAGGTATACGTCTCGTAAGCAGTGCACTCCGCAGCAACAAGCTGCGCTTCCATGAGAGCTGCCGGGATATCATCAGGGAATTCCAGCTGTATTGCTGGAACGAAAGCTCCGTCAGCGATGCTCCGGTAAAGGAGAACGATCACGCCATGGATGATATGAGGTATTTCGTAACGGATATGGTAAAGCCCGGAGGCGGCAGTCAACCGATCGCGCTGTCAGTCGCAAGATAAAAATGTTACATATCCGAAAAACACCGCCGTTCATAATTCAGAAAGGAAGAAATATGAAGCTATTCAAAAAGAAAAAGCCGTCCGTCCCGTCGGCACCGGAGATAGTTTCCGCTCCGAGATCATGGGATATGCAGCGGACTCTTCCGCCGGCAGTTGAGCCGGCCGAGAAAGAGCTTTACGACAGGCTGAGATTTGCTGTTCCGGTCATTGACGCTGCTATCATGAAGATAATCAGGCTTACAGGCGGATTTCGCGTGATATGCTCCGACCCGGAGGTCCAGGGCGAGCTCGATCGTTTTCTCGAAAACGTTCCTGTGGGCATCAGCGGAAGGTCTATCGGATGTTTCGCCGATAATTTCCTCGACAGTATGCTCACCTACGGCAGCGCTGTCGGAGAGATAGTCAAGGACAGCGAGAACCAGCGCATCGCAGGGCTGTGGCTCGGGGACGTTTCAGCGGTCAGGGTAAGCGCGGGGGATACGCCCTTCGCAAGGAGCTACACAGTCCGTTCGGCTGACGGCACATCGAAGAAGGTCGCCCATCCGGAGAATATCCTGTACGGCTCGCTCACCGGCGGAAAATCGCTTCTCCGCGGACTTCCTGCACTCAGCAGCATACTCCTTCGCATATATGAGTGTATCGGTCAGAACTACGACCGTGCCGGAAATGTACGGTATGCCGTGACCTATAAGCCTCAGAGCGGCACGGATGACTTCGTCTGGTCGCGCGAACGTGCTCAGCAGATAGCCAGTGAATGGGCTGACGGGATGAATTCTGCAAAGTACGGACAGGTCAAGGATTTCGTGGCTGTGGGTGACGTCGATATCAAGGTCATAGGTGCTGACAACAAGTTTTTCGACACAAATGTGCCGGTAAGGCAGATTTTGGAGCAGCTCATCGCAAAGCTCTCCATACCGCCGTTCCTTCTCGGGCTGAACTGGAGCAGCACCGAGCGTATGTCCTCTCAGCAGGCTGATATACTCACCTCTGAGCTGGAGTATTACAGACGGCAGCTCAGTCCCGTGATATGCGGAGTTGCCGGAGCATTCCTCGCTTCAATAGGCTCGGATGCCGACTGCCGCGTAGAATGGGATAATATCAATCTTCAGGATGAAACAGCTCTTGCCGAGGCACGTCTAAGGAACGCACAGGCAAGGGAAATTGAAATGAGACTGGACGAAAAGTCCGGAAATAACTGATAATACGGAGGTTTATTATGTATAACGATATCAAACTTGAAAAGGGTCTTTACAATCTCAGCGGAAAGTCTTTCACAGCTGCTCTGGAGGAGCTTGATCCCTCTTCCGCATACACAGGAACTCCCCTCGAAAAGCTCGATGCCTTCGAGAGACAGCTCAAGCGATTCAATATCCGCATCAGCGGTCAGGAATGTGACTGCGTGGAGAAGTTCTTCTCTACGACCGAGACAGCCGTTCTCTTCCCCGAGTTCGTGACACGCTCTATCAGAAAGGGTTTCAATGAGACTATCCTCGGCTCTGTATGCGCTGTCAAGACCGTTACGAATTCCGGTCAGTATCTCGGCTGTGAGCTCGACGATACAGCGCTCTATAATACTACCGCGCAGACAGAATCCCTTCCCGAGGCTACCGTGACTGAGAGTGCGACTGCTGTTACTCTCGGGAAATACGGCAGACTCATCAGCGCTTCATATGAAGCTGTCCGTCAGCAGAGACTTGACGTTTTTGGCGTTATGCTCAGAAGCATCGGCGTGAGACTTGCAGCAAGCGTGGTCAAGGACGCAGTTGCAGTTCTTGCAGCTGACGCAGAGGGTACCGAGACAGCGACAGCTGCCCTCGCTTACTCTGACCTTGCGGCTCTTTACGGCTGCTTCAGCGACTTCGAGATGAACACGGTCATTGCTTCTCCCGATAATGCCGCTCTCATCGCTGCTATGGAGCAGCTCAAGGACTGCAATGCCGACCAGAAGGGCAGGATCATTCTCCCTCTCGGCGCTGAACTCGTGAAGTGCGCTGCTGCCGGAGATGACGAGATCATCGGTATCGACCGCGATTTTGCCCTCGAATTCATCACAAGCACTGACCTTGTCATGGAGACCGACAAGCTCATCGACCGTCAGCTCGATCAGATCACAGTATCTATCACCTGCGGATTCAAGAAGATCACTCCCGATGCCGTAAAGGTGCTCACTATCAAGGCCGCTGACAATAACGGCTGATATATTCCCTGTCACAGGGGGACGCCCTGCAAAAGAGGGCGTCCCCTATACTTACTATGATAAGGAGGAACTATGGATAATCATATTCTCGAAAAGATCAATCGCTTCACGCGCCGTCCGCTTACCGAGGATGAGGTCTACGTCTTTTCCGTTATCCTCTGCGATAATGACATCGACCGCGACTGTGAACGCTTTTCCGATGATGCTCTCGATGAGCTGAAGGAGAAGTTCATCGGCAGAACAGGCATATTCGACCACGATGCTGCCGCTTCAAACCAGAATGCGCGTATCTTCGATACCGAGGTCATCGAGGACAGCTTGCGTCTTACGAAATGCGGCAAGCCATACAGATACCTCAGGGCTGAGGCTTACATGGTTCGTACCGGCGAGAACCGCGATCTCATCGCCGAGATCGACGGCGGTATAAAGAAAGAGGTCAGCATTTCGTGCAGCGCTTCCGAGAGA